ACTCTTATATCTGCTAAAAAAATAACATCAAGTGATGTGCTAAGAGTAATCAAGAAGATATCTTGGTCATCAGGAACGATATATGAGATGTATCGTCAAGACTATAGTATAAACAAACTTAGTCCACAAACAAATTCCACGAGTTTATATAACACAAATTTTTATGTTATGAACTCTGATTTCAGAGTGTATGAGTGCATTTACAATGGTGCTTCACCTTCAAATAGTGGTGCAGGTGTTATATCATTAGAGGAACCAGTACATACTGATCTTCAACCAAGACTTGAAAGTGATGGATATATTTGGAAATATCTTTATACTATTAAACCTAGTGATATTATAAAATTTGATAGTGCTGATTATATACCTGTCCCTGCTGATTGGTTGACAAGCACTGATACTGCAGATGTAAGAAATGCAGCAGTTGATGGTAAAATCGAAACCATTGTTATTGAAGACGTTACAACTGCTTCTTATCAATTCAATGGCACTAAGAACTCTGTCCCTATAAGGGGAGATGGATCTGATGGGCTGGCATCTGTTACGTTCATCAATGGTAAACCTTCTGCTGTTCAGGTGACTAACGGAGGAAGTGGATACTCATTTGCTACTTTGGATTTAGATGATGTAGTGACAGGAACGGGTGCATCATTTTCTGTAATCATCCCACCACCAGGTGGACATGGTGCTGACATCTACAGAGAGATGGGAGCAAACAAAATTCTTGTGTACTCAAGAATAGAAAATAGCGATGTGACGAATCCTGATTTCCCTACAGGCAACCAGTTTGCACGTATAGGAATTGTAGAAAACCCTTTAGCACATGGAAGTAATAATTTACTAACTGCTTCATCTGCCTCAGGTGTCTATGGAGTGCGTCTTACAGGTGCAGCGACAACAAGTATGACTGTTGCTGTTGACGGACAAATATCACAAACAGTTGGAGTTGGGTCAACTGCTGTGGGACAAATTATAGGATACGACCCAATAACAAAATCATTACAGTATTGGCAAGACAGATCCCTTGCTACAAATGATACTTCAGGTAATAAACCCACCTTTGGTTACAAACTAAATAGATTCACTGCGACACCTGCTACTGGCGGTAACTCAAATCTTATTGTTACTACCACAACAGGTACGGAGACCCTAGCTATTGATACAGCATTCACTGGAGTATCGACTACAGTAAATGCTAGAACATATTACTTTGGTCAAACTTATAATAGTGGTTTAGCGAATCCAGAAATTAAAAAGTATTCTGGAAATATAATTTACATAGACCACAGACCAGAAGTTACTAGAGCAACTAACCAACGTGAAGATATTAAAATCATCTTAGAATTCTAACGATGCCACAGAACACCAACCTAAATGTCAGTCCATATTTTGATGATTATGACTCATCGAAGAATTTCAATCGAGTATTATTCAAACCTGGCAGTCCAGTCCAAGCAAGAGAACTAACCACACTCCAATCTATCCTACAAGGACAGATTGAGAAGTTTGGTAAACACTTCTTCAAAGAGGGATCGATGATCATCCCTGGCGTATTCAAATATGATGGTCAATATACATCTGTCAAGGTAGAGTCTACATTCTTTGGTGTTCCTGTAGAATTATACTATGACAAACTGGTTGGTCTCAGAATACAAGGTAAATCATCAGGTATCATCGCTCAAGTTGTGAAAGTATTGTCTTCTGCATCATCAGAAACAAATCACACCACACTATATGTCAAATATGAAAAGGATTCAGATGATTATTTGACAGGTGAATTTTTAGATGGTGAGACTCTTACAACACTAGCAGACTTCACTTATGGTATAACGACCATATCAAATGGATCAGACTTTGCCACCGCAATCAACTCAAACGCAACAAATGTAGGATCTGCTTTCGCTATTACAAGAGGTGTATGGTTTGTCAGAGGAGTATTTCTTGAGGTAAATCCAGAAACAATAATACTAAATCAATATGAACCATTCGCATCATTCAGAGTAGGTCTCAATGTTAAAGAAGAGATTATTACTGCTGTTGATGATAACAGTTTATACGATAATGCTGCTGGATTCTCTAACTACACTGCTCCTGGTGCTGATAGGTTCAAGATTAGTGTTTCTCTTATTAAGAAAGAACTAACTGATTTCCAAGACGAGAACTTCATAGAATTACAACGTGTAGAACAAGGTATTACAAAGAAGATTGTAGATACCACAATATACAGTGAGATAGCTAAAGAATTTGCTAGAAGAACATTTGATGAGAGTGGTAATTATTATGTTGATAAGTTTGATATAGAAGCAAAAGAGTGTTTGAATGACAGGGTAGACGTATTTGGCACTTATTTCCCAGAACAAATTACAGACGACGGTAACACACCTTCAAAAGATTTGATGAATATCAGGATAGGACCTGGTAAAGCATATGTAAAAGGATATGAGGTAAAAACTCATGGTTCAAGACATATTGATATTGAAAAACCTAGAACAACAAGACTTGTTGAATCATCTGCTGTGCCATTTGAGGCAGGTAATAAACTAAGACTCAACAATATACTCAATGGTGCACAGATCAAGTTGTCTGCTGCAAATTCTGATTATGTATCACTACAAAAAGAAAGACTAGGAGCAACTAAATCAACAGCGTTGACAGAAATAGGAAGAGCAAGAGTATATGATTTCAAATTACAGAACGCTGCTTACACAGGAAATGTAAGTGTATTTGAATTGTTTTTATTTGACATTCAAACAGACGTATCGCTTACACTTAATCAAGCACATACAATACCTTTACCTGCTGTGATAGAGGGAGCAAGTTCTGGTGCTAGAGGTTTTCTAAAGTCTGCTGTTTCAAATTCCACAACTGTAGTGTTAAACCAAGTAGCAGGTAAGTTTCTTAGCAACGAGCAAATCCTAATCAATGGTGAGAGAAATGGTAGAATAATTACAGCGATAACTGAGTTTGATCTTAGTGATGTAAGATCAGTTAGATCAACTGCAGCATCTAGAACTTTTGCTGCTGATGTAGTATTAGAAACTAAGAAAGATCTTACAGGTAGATCATTCAGTATCGCAGCAGCATCTGGTAGTGCGTCTGTGGTTACCAGTGGTACATCTGGATGGACAAAGAACTTCAAGATAGGTGATGTCATAGCATACAAACGTGCTAGTCAAACAGACGTGACATTCAACGTTGTAAGTGCAGTGAGTGCAACAAACAATAATGTAACTGTTGTAGCAGCACCCAACACAGTCTCAGGTGTGTGTCACAAAGCACTTCCTACTGCTGCGGTAACCGTTAGTGACCTCAAGATTGTATCAGGTAAAATAAGAAGCTCTAAGAGTGGGTTCATGTATGCTGAGTTACCTAATAGGGGAATTGAGTCACTAGATCTCACAGATTCTCTTTTACAAATAAGAGTAGAAGACACAGGACTAAGTACAAATGGTAATGGACAGTTGACCATGCCATCTTTGACAGGTACAGACTTAGTGTACGCACCTTTTGATGAAGAAAGATATACAATAATATACACTGATGGATCTATACAATCTCTTACATCCGATCAGGTCACAATAGCAAGTGGTGCTAAAGGTATTACTATATCAGGACTCACAGCGAGTCAGAGTAATAATGTTGTTGTTCATAGTACACAACAAAAATCAAAAGTAAAATCAAAAGTAAAAAATATTACAAGAAGTGCTAGTCTAATTGTTTCAGGTTCAAATAGATCAAATTCAGGTGTTACCACTGCTATTGGAGATGGTCTTACATTCTCCTCTGCATTTGGTAAACGTGTGCAAGATAGAGAGATATCATTAGATGTTCCTGATGTTGTTTCTGTACATGCTGTATTTGAATCATCAGGGATCGCTGATCCTACAGTCCCTCAACTTACACTAGGTTCATACAACGGACCTAATGGTAATAATAGTGATGTTATTTTGGGTGAAATTGGTATCGGTGTAAGTTCTGGTGCTGCTGCTATGATTCTTGGTAGAGATTCTACAACAAAAGTCGATGTTATATTCAAAAACAATAAAGCATTTGTAGAGGGTGAAGAAGTCAATTTCCAAGAGAGTGGAGTACGTGCAATATTGTCAAACGTGGATCCTGGTGATAACAACATAAGAGGAAATTACAGACTTGATAATGGACAAAGATCAGAGTTCTATGATTTTGGTAGACTTGTACGTAAGCAAGGGTTCCCAGAACCACAGGGAAGATTGAAGATATATTTTGATCACTATGTCATAAATTCTGAAGACTCTGGTGATATAATCACAGCAAGTAGTTACGATGCTAATGAATACAACACCGTACCTGTGTTTGATGAGATAAGAAATACTGATGTGGTTGATTTTAGACCAAGAGTTGCTCCATATAGTGGAACTAGATCACCATTTGAATTTGATTCAAGAGACTTTTCAGGTTCTGGTCAATCTGCAAGAGTTCTTGTGTCAGATGAAAACATTACTTTTGATTACAAACACTACCTATCCAGAATAGATAGATTGTACGTTCAAAAAAACGGAAAGTTCATCATAAAACAAGGTGAACCTGCTGTCAAACCTGTTGAACCAGAAGCTATACCAAATGCTTTTGAACTAGCTAAAATAGAGTATCCACCATATGTCTTTGATGCAAAACGTGAGGTTAGAGTAACCTTCCGTGCAAACCAAAGATACACCATGAGAGATATTGGTGCTCTTGAGACTAGAATTGAGAAATTAGAAGACTCAACTTCACTGTCACTACTTGAATCTAAAACTGAAAGTTTAGTTATCACAGACCCAACCACAGGTTTAGATAGATTCAAAAATGGTTTTGTTGTTGATCCTTTCAATACATTTGATGTAGCTGACAAAACAGTCCCATTCTTAAAATATGATATAGATGAAGGAAAACTCGTATCACGCAAATACTCAGATTCTATTGATCTGCTTGTTGGTTCTAATAGCGTTGTGGGCACGAACGGTGCACCAGATCTTTCTATTGACCCAAGGTATGTAACAGATTTTGGTAATCCAAATGTAAGAAGAACTGGAGATCTTATAACACTTGATTATGAACAAGTTGTAGAGAGAGAACAACCATTCGCAACAAGAGTAGAAAACGTAAACCCATATATGATAAGAAGTTGGGCAGGTAATCTTTTACTCAACCCAGACTCTGATGTGTTTATTGTCAATGAAGCACAACAGTTAGGTGATTTCCTATCTCTCTCTACGGGTACAGATCTTATCGTTACTGAAAGAGATGTACCAGATATGAGAGAGCAAAATATTGAATTTATCGGCACTCGTCTAAAACCAGGTACGAATCATTATACTTCTTGGGCAGGTGTAGACATGATTGAGAATCGTGATAATGTTATACCCAAATTATTAGAAGTAACACCTGTTAGTGGTGCATTCCAAGTTGGTGAAACTGTGAGTGGATTAATTTCTGATAATACAGGTAGCACTCAATTTGTGGCATTGAGATTCCGACTTGGAACACCGAATCACAAGGATGGACCTTTCAATAGTCCTACAGTGACTTACAACAATAACCCATATGAGGCCAATGTTGGATTGTCATCATCATATTCAGAAACCACCACTGTATTGAATATAGACACTAAGTCTTTGTCGCAGTTATCTGATCCCAATTTCTTTGGTTTTGCGAGAGTGGGTATGAGATTGATAGGTGAAACAAGTGGTGCTGAAGCTGAAATAAACCAACTTAGATTGATTAGTGATGATGTGGGTGCTTTGATAGGTTGTTATCATATTGAGCAAGGACAATTTATAAACGGTACAAATACTGCATTGGTATCCAGTATGAGACCAACTGATCCCGTCACACCAGGTATAAACTTCAGTCGAGCTAGTACCGATCACTTCTCGGAGGGTACAGTAGTTACTGACAATACTCTTGCGAGAATAGAACCAGAACCTGTAATACCTGTTATTAATTTCATAACAAATATTACACAAAATATCACAAATATTACTAGGAATACAATCATCCAACAAGAACAGGATGATGACCCACTTGCACAGACATTCCAAGTTGACCAGACTGATGGTATCTTTATAACATCTGTTGATTTCTTCTTTGCAACAAAATCAGACACCATACCTCTTGAATTACGTGTAGTTGATGTTGTAAATGGTTATCCATCAAGGAACGTAAGAAAACACAGTATTGTAATCAAAAATCCAGATGAGGTAAACGTATCATCAGATGCGTCATTGCCAACCACGTTTACATTTGAGTCTCCTGTTTATTTGCCAGAAGGTGAGTATGCTTTTGTTGTAATTACCGCAACATCAGACTACAACCAGTGGATATGTCAAATTGGTGAGGCAGATATATCAACTGCAGATCAATCAGAGTTAGGCAAGGTCATAGTGACAAAACAGCCTACACTTGGATCATTGTTCAAGGGTCAGACCGCAGGGACATGGACACCATCTCAGTTGGAGGATATGAAATATGTTCTTAGAAGAGCAAAATTCACCACAGATGCTGGTTCAGTCAACTTCTATAACCCATCATTAAACATACATGATAATAGAAACAAATTACCTGAGAATCCAATAGAAACATTCTCTAAGAGAGTGACTGTCGGTCTTACATCATCTATTGCAACAGGTACTGACATTGGATCTATAATCACTCAAACATCTAACTCAGGAGCTAGTGGAGTTGTTGCTGAGAAATTGGCACATATTGGTGGTGTTGGTAATGACACAGGAATTTCAATTACAAATGCAGGTACAGGATACGAGGATGGAAGTGCTCAAGCAATTTCATTTGTTACCTTGACAGGAAGTGGAAGTGGTGCTGCTGGTATCGCTACTGTATCATCTGGATCTGTTACATTTATCACTTTGAATAATAGTGGAACTGGATATCAGGTGGGTGACACTATGACAGCTGCAATTGGAACTAAAGGTTTGGGACAAAACCTTACTGTGACTGTTGGTGTTACAACAGCAGTAAATTCTCTTGTATTGACTAATAATACAGGTACATTTGATACTACAAATACAATTATATCTGACGGAACAACTCTACCTAATATTGTACCTGCTACAGTTACAACAAATACAAATCAATATGATGGATTACATTTCAGAGTCAGTCACCCTGATCATTGTAATCACGCAGTGAATAACACAGTAAAAATTTCTGATATATCAGGTGATTCAGTTTCAACCAAAACAACCATAGGTTATGGAATAAGTGAAACAAGTGTGGTATCTGTTGCAAGTAGTATAGGATTTAGTTTCTTTGAAGGAGAACAGGTTACAGCAAGTAATCCTGGTTTTGCCATGATTGGTAATGAAATCTTACAGTATACATCTGTGGGTACAAATCAACTAAGTGGCACCATTGTTCGTGGTATAGACAATACGTTCCCTAGAACTTATCCTATAGGGACACCAATACAAAAATATGAATTATCGGGTGTATCACTTAGAAAAATAAACAAAACACATTCACTTATCAACGTAACATCTGGTATTGAAGATAGAGTCACTCTCGACTCTTACCATGTCAAAATTACAGGTACTAAATTCTTCTCCAAGGATAAATTTGGTGGAGGTATAAAGGGTAGAGCTACAAAGAATATCATGTTTGATGCTATCACACCTACAGTGGCACATACTCTACCACCTGGCACAGATGTAAATGCAAGTATCAGAACAATATCTGCAACCAGTGTCAGTGGTGGTGAATCATCATTTGTGGATAAAGGATTTACAAATATATCGCTTGTGAATGAAACTGTGTTTACTGAAACTAAAATGGTTGCATCATTCTCTAATGAAGAGGCACAACTATCTCAAT